CTAAGTCAAGTGCGTCATGGTCACGTATGAATTTGTGCATTGCGGCCCAGTCGCCTGTCCAGTAGCGTGTTTGCACTGTACGTATCGCTGTGCCGTGGGCCGTCTTGATACTCTCGGCTCCCGTTGCTTTGCAAGTCTCAAGCAAGTTTGATTCAACTAAACCCATTTGCTCTTTGATTGCAAGGTCTTCTGCTTCGTACTTCGCTTTGAGGGCGGCACGGGCATCGCGCATCTTAATGTATACGCGTACTAATTTATCTGCTGTTATATCCATGTTGCTTTCCGTTTCGTTTTTTGGTTAATGATACACCCCATCTTTACTTTGTCAAGTACCTCCATAAATTTATTTGTTTAAATCAAATTCATCTTTATAAAGTTCCATCAAATTGAACTGTGCTAACTCTTTTGTTTCTAAAGCTTTGTACAGCTTGGCCTCTACTGGACTTCCTTGGAGCTTGACAACCAAACATTTGTTGACCTGCCCTGCCCTGTGGATACGTGCATTGGCTTGCGCGTATGTCTCGTATGATGTAATGGGCGCCCACCAAACAATGGTGTTTGCCGCGTGTAAGGTGACACCGTGTGATGCAGCTTGGGGCTGTATGACAAGCACCCGTGGGTCTGGCTCGTCTTGGAACTTGCGAAAGATTTCAGTGCGCCTGCCAGCAGGTACACCCCCGTGTATCACATCCACTGTGTAGCCATCCCTGCGCAGTTCTTCAAACAGAATCTCAATGGCATGGCGGTATGGGGCAAACACCAATACCTTATGGCTGGATTCGTCAATGACTTCTTTGAGCACAGCCGTGCGACTGCTAGAGTCAAAGGTCACGATCTCACCACTGTCGGAATAGACTGCGCCACAGGAGATTTGCAGTAGCTTGTTCAGCTTGGCGGCGGCATTGATTGCCGTGACTTCCTCCCCTGCCGCTTGCATGGCCATCACCTTGCGTAGCTTCTCGTAGTAGCGTATCTGCTGTGGGGTCATGGGAACTTCACGCTCTGCGTACAGCAAGTCTGGTAGGTCAAGGCATTGCTCTTTGGTAAACCTGATGGCAGGCTGAAGCAGTGTGCTGACCACCTGCTCTGCTTCTCGTTTGGGTGCCCACTTGAACTGAGTGATCTTGTTCATCACTTGGTCACGGTACATGGAGAAGCTACGGGGTGTAGCTGATGGGTTGACTAGCTTAGCCAGACCATACGCATCAAGGGGCGACTGTGAGGCAGGGGTTCCTGTCAACATCCACAGCCACATATTGGGCTTGACGATCCGGTTCAGGGTGCGCCAGCGGGTGGTGGTTGCAGTCTTGTATGCGTTGGCCTCATCGATCACCACCATGTCAAAGTTAGCTTTGGCAATGTCGTCTTCCACAATGGGCACGCCGTCGTAGTTGATGATGACAAACTCTGCATCTGAATTGATTACTTGCTGCCGCTTTTCTTTTGAGCCGTAGGCGATGCCAACCTTCCTGTGCATCGCACCTTTGAAGATGTCGTTCTGCCACGCTGACTGCATGATTGATAGGGGGCAGATAATGAGCACCCGCTTGATGTGCTTGGTGTTCATCAAGTAATCACACGCCCATGTGATTGAGAGTGTCTTGCCTGTGCCCGGCTCTGAGAAGCAGAAGGCACGCCTGTGCAGGGTTAGGAACGCGGCTGTTTGTTTCTGGTGTGTGAACGGCTGATAGATGCCCGGCCAACTGTACTTGGCAACGATGGGGGATGGTACGTTCTTGACCTTCAGGTTCTTTAAGACCTGCGCTTCTTCCAACCCCCAGTGCACCATCACTGTACTGATGGGGCCTTCCTCAAGCAATGCGCTCTTGGGTATCACGTTCAAGACCCTGTACGGGTTCTTTAATTTAAGTTTTAATGCTTTTCCGTCAATGATTTCCATACATTCTCCAATGCAAAACAGACCGAAAGTGACATCCACTTTCGATCGCTAGGTGACACCTTACGGGTGTCAATCGGTCAGATCATCTAAACGGAATAGTAAAAACTCTGACTGATGCGGTTTAAGGGTTCAACTTTAAAAAGCCCCCCGTGCCACCACTCACATCTGACGTGGCACGTATTATTTTTTCTTGGGCTTGTTTACCTTCACGGTGTGGTCGCTGTTGCGGCTGAACGAACGGTTGGCGCTCGGTGCTTTGAGTTGCAAGTTGCTCTTGGCCGTGCTTCCACCTTTAGATAGTGGGCGCTTGTGGTCAATATCTTTTCCCTTGCGGTCAATGCCTTCTTTGTCGTAAAGGTCACGGGCTTGCTCACGTTTTCTTCTTGTAGGTAATTCATTTCTGTCCAACTGCTGTTGGTATTCTTTCTTATAGGGTCTAGGTTTGTTTACGTAGGGCATATCATTTCCTTCCACAGTGGGCGCAGGATGACACCCAGCAGTAATTTTTACACAATCCGTTGGGTTTTGCATTCCAAATATCTGCGCTGTATGCACCTTCCAACATCATGACTTTGGGCATCCAGTTGCCCCAGTACCTGTGCTGTTGTTCTACTTCAAACATAGTTGGTACAAACTTATCCTCGGATAAGAACAGCAAGCCACCCTTGACCTTCTTGACTTCTGGGAACATCTTGAACACCGCAAGTGCCATGAGTTCCAACTGCCCTAGGTCAGCGTAGCGTGACTTGCCAAGCTTGTAGTCAACCACACGGGCTTCGCCCTTTTCACGGTCAACGATCAGCAGGTCAGCCACGCCACGGAACCAACAGTCGGGGGAGAAGAAGTCGCAGGGTTCCAGCTTCTCAGTCAGCGCCATCTTTAATTCACAGAACTTCTCGCCCTGTATCTTGAGCAGGCTATCGAGCGCAGGCTTGATGAAGGCAAACTTCTCAGGTATCTCCTTGCCATCCCGTATGTACAACTCAGCAACCTCGTGTACCAACTTGCCATAGAGGGCTTGCTCACCCTCGGGTTCCTTGATGTCCTTGAGTACCTTGGTGTGGTAGAACTTCTTGGGGCAGGTGGTAAACGTCTTCAGGCTACTGAATGACCATGCAGGAATCTTTGCCATCAACAATCTCCGTAACTCAATCCCATACCGCTTTCGCAGTTGACTGGTAAACCTTCAGCCCATGACGGAACCCAACGCATGCAGGATTCCACATAAGCACGTGCTTCATCGGCTTCTTCTTGCCTAGCGACAATACCAATAGCATCGTGCACGGTAAGCACGACCTTGTATCGCTTAGCAATTTTTAGCATTTGATCGCCAATGATACACCGCGCAATGGCCTGCGTGAAGTTTTCAACAACTTTTCCACCATATATTTTATTGGGGCCGTTGCGGGTTTGATATGTAAACTGTCGCTTGTCATTCTCAATGACTTCAGCCAAACCGTTGTAATAAATATGTAACCCGTTCGGGAGAAGGATGCCTTTATCATTCACAGTAAGTAAGCCATCTTTACCCAGCTTCATGGTCATGCCACGCATCATGCAACGTAAGGCTTCTTGCGATTCACGCCAAAGTAATGGGATCATAGGGTATGTGTTGCGATAGGTATCAATGACCCGCTTTGACGCATCATCTTCAATGTCTGCACCAAACGTTTTGAGTTGAGCCTTGAACTTGGGCGCCCCCATGCCATATCCCGCGCCGAGGATAGTTGTCTTGCCCACGAACCTTTCGCTACTTGTAATCTCTTCAACCGTCTTGCTGTAGATAGCCGAAGCCATGATCTTGTATACGTCTTCTCCATTTGCAAATGCCTTTACTAAATCATCCTGACCCGACTCCCAAGCCAACGTACGGGCTTCGATCTGGGCTGAGTCAGCATCAATAAACACATAACCCTCGGGTGCGAGGATCGCTTTTTTCAGCTTGCCTGCGTTCGGCCCACGGCTAGGTAGGTTCTGCAAGTTAACTGAATCTGTACCGCCCCACCTTCCGGTGTGGGCAGCATAGTATCTAAGGGGTACAGGGAACGCCCCACGCTTGCTGATGTCGATAAACCGTTGCGTACGGGTTTCCTCAAGCGTTGACTTGGTGCCGATGCGTGCCGCACACAGGGCTTGCACCCGTGGGTCTTCGTGCTCAAGCAACTCTTTGAACGCCTCGTCATTCTTAGCCAAGGCTAGGGTTAGCTTGCCCGTGGTGGGGCTGATCTTGGTGGGGGCTTCCACATCCAAGCCCTTGAGCATGGTGGCAAACTGTACGTTACTCATCAGGGTTTTGCGTACCTCTGCCTGCGTTTCCTCGTCACCAAGAATGTGCTTGACCGCAAGGTCTTGCTTGCCCACAGCTTGCAGTGCACTGACCAGATGCGCTTTCTTCTGAGCCACCGTGTCGACAAGGTGCGCTTTCAGGGCTTCGGTATCTAGGCGTAGCACAGGATGAATGAACATACTCAGCGTCAGATCAATCAGCTTGAGTTCGCCCTTGGGAAAACCCGAGAGCATCATGTGCTGAAAGATGTTGTACGTTAACTCCACATCATTACGGCAGTACGCACCGTACTTGGCAAGGGCATCAGGGCTAAAGAACTCACGCCCTACACCCACAGCGTTCATAACCTCCGTACCCTTCTCACCCACACCATAGCGCAAAGCCATTGATGCAAGGGACACGCTTTGATCTACGCCATGCAGGGCACGCCCCATGCTCATGGTATCTAACCAACCCTTGGGCTTGATGCCGTATCGCCACGACAGGATCGCACCATCGAACATGGTGTTGTGTGCCAGCACAAGCGAGTCATCCCAAGGCAAAGTGTCCAGTACCTTTTGGATATGCTCGTTAGTGCCCGTCACCCAGACACAGCGTTCATCGTTTATCTTGTACGCAAAGCCAATGGTTTCGTATCTGTTGTCACGTACGTACTCTTCGGTGCTGATCTTAGTCAGACTGTACTTCTGATCGTAGTAAGTTTCAAAGTCGATTGTGATTAGTTTCATGAGTTTCTTCTAGCCAGTACATCAAGACCCTCTTCGATGATGATGTCATTTGCTGATTTGTATACCGTGCCGGGGGGCGCAGGGATTCGTTTGATGACCACACGTTTGTGTGTCGGTGCTATCTCTTCTTGTAGCATGGCTTTGAGTTCCACCAAGTTATCTTCTCGTGCAACATAGGTCAGGCCATCGGCGTTCATGATTTTGTCTAGCTCACGCTTTTGTAGTTCAGTCAGTTGACCCTTGCCTGCCTTGCACTCGATAGCTACGAACCTGCCAGCCATACAGCAGATGATGTCGGGGATGCCTTGCCTGCCGTACCCGTTGGCAGGGGGCATGAAGTAGTAGATACCCAGTGCATCAAGGATGGCACGTACACGGGCTTTGACTTTAACTTCGGGGGTCTGTGCCATCTGCCACCTCGATCAGTTTAGCTAGGTAATGTTGTGCCTTACGCAAGTCCTCTACCCCACCCTTGTAATTCCAGCGTGTGACGTACTTGATGATGTTGCCTTCAAGAAAACCGAGGTCATTGCTGACGATGTAGTCCCAAGGTTGTATGGCCTTGTCCATGTAGTGATCGCCCCCTACTTGCATATCATTGGCAGTGGGGAATAGTTCCAGTTGCTTTACGGATTCAATCATTTTGTTTTTCCTGTAAGAGTTTGTCGTAGTACTGCTTGGGCATTGGCGCTTTCTTTTCAAGAAACTCCCGCAACCATTCAGCGCCACCAAGTTCGTTAAAAATAATCCACTGCCTGTCAGACATACGGATGTTTCTAAATGTTATTGGCTCGGGTGGTTTTGGTCTTGGCATTATCGTTTCATCCCCCTGATGTAAGCCGCGAAGCTTGCCATAGTGTCTTTCTCAAAAGCTTTGAAGTCGTACACCGCCCTCGCCACTTCTTCGAGCACATCGTTGCGTTGTTTGTTTGGGTTTACGTATTCTTGGATGTCGTCATCGTCGTTCATGTTATTCCCCTAAGTCATAAAAAATATCATCAATGGCGTTGCGCACACCTTCCAGTGTGTCGGCCATATCCGCTTTGTGTGTTATCCGTTTTGCTAAAAGTACCCTGATACTCACGAGGGTTACGTACATATCCTTACCCTTGATCGCATACAGAAGTTTGCGTTCATCTTCGGGGTAGTTAAATTCCAGTACAGCTTTCATCTTTATCCTTTGGTATTAACCAATACACCTCGCCTAGCCGATGCCCAATGGAAGGTATGTCATCCATGTGGTGCACCATGCTTAGCAATGCTATATCTTTGCGTACCCATTCAGGCAACGCTTCGTTTGTATAAGACGCATTCAGCTTAGCTTCTGCGCCTAGAAATACCGTGACCTTCCAACGCCCTGACTTGGGCATCTTCACAATCCGGTACATACATTTTGGGTTCCGTTCCATTACTTCCTTATATGTGCACCGTGACTCCATGCGGTGCGACGATACGTTTATTGTTGATGCACCAAAGCACAGGGGCTGGCCAGTCATCGCCCCAGTCACCAAACACTTCGCCATCGGTCAACATCACAATACAGTCCGGCACAATGCGCTGCTCACGCATATAGCGTGTGACGCAACTCGGTTCTGTACCACCCCCGCCCTTGGGCTTTGTGCTTTGATGCAGGGTATCGATCGAATCGGCTTCGTAAATTTCGTGTGCAGCTACATTGTGCCCCCAATACATCAAGTCCACAAGTTCGGGTTTAACCGATTCACAAACGCCTTGAACTTCTGCAAGGAATGTAGCCAGCACCTTGTTATCTATCGAGCCTGATGTATCTGCACCAAGGGCAATACGAAACACGCTGTCGCTGTACGATGTGGGCGCCATGACATCTTGGCTCATGAACCTGCGATCGATGCGTCTGTACGATGTGTAGTCGTAGCCCGGCTTGCAGTTGGTAACGAAGTCACGTAGTACCTCACGCCAATCTACCTTGGGCTTGAGCATCTCAAGTATGTTGCGGTCAACGTTCGCACCCGCCTTGCTTGCAAAGATGTTGCCTTGTCGTAACGCTTGGTCAACTGCCTTGCTCAACTCGTCAGCCTGTTCATCTGTCAGCTTGGCGGCTCCGTCCCAATCGTGTTGGTCAAAGCCCTTGGGCTTCTTGCCTTGTTTGCTGTCTTGCTTGAGTAGCTTGAACACCTCGCCTGCATCCATGTCACGGTACTTTTCATCGACACACCCACCGTCAGGTAGTTTTACAAATTGATCTCTGTAGTATCTATCTTGGATGGGTAAGTTGATGACGTAGTCACACGCCATGTTCGCAAGCTCATGATCTTCGTCATGTAAGTACGACCAAGTACGCAGGTGTTTGAACGCACAGTGCATCTTCTCGTGGAGCACAAGCCCCATAAGTTCAGCATCGGTTAGCTTCTCAATGAACTGCATACCATATTCAGTATTGAGGCAATCGGTACGGGCTGTGATGCTAGGGTCATCCACTACTTCGTTCTTGCCCATAGGGATGATGCCTACCAACCATGTATATTCTTTGTCACGTAACAGAGATACGTGAGCACGCTCAAGGCGTTGGGATGGTGTTAGTTGCATGGTGACCTCACGCAAACAAGTATTGCTTAGCAATAGCGAACTTGGTGAACTGATCGTTGTCAAGAACAAACTGCTTGCTTTCTTTCTTGATGATGCTGGTACAGAACAATGCCTGCACCTCACGTTGCATACGAGCCATGTACGTCATCCATGAGTCGAGCGTATCCTCGGTCACCCAGTTCAAGGCTTGGTACGCAAGCATCAACCGGCTTGGTATTTGGTCAGGCAAACGGGCTGTGTCAGGGTTGCTGATGATCTCGGCGCGCTTGGGCAACGAGTCACCCATGGCAATCCATGACTGCATATCAAGGGCAGCAGGTGCACCGATCGTACCGATCAATGCTGTCTCCAACGCATTGGGTGTGAACAAATGACGCTTGTTGATGATCTTGGATGCTTGCTCCAATGATCTGTGTGTCACGAACGCAGACCGCTGTGCCTTGGGGTGATAGATCAACGGGTTGTCATCAGGGTTGTCGTACATCTCGTACGAATGCAAGGCATCGGGGCGCTCACCTACCCACATGATGACCTCGGGTGCAATGTTGTTCAGTCGTGCATAGTTCTCAACCCACTCGTCACCCGTCTGCTTGGCCATGCGTACTGACGTTATACGATTGCGGTGATGGGGCTTGAGCGTATCGCCCACACCCTCGCCACCTAGGTTGGTGGTCATGAACACAAAAGATTCTTTGTGCAGATACCTGTGGCCTTGCCGTCTCTCAACAGGCAGTGGCAGTGCCGCATCTTGCGCAGAACGTGAACCCTTGCCGAACTCATCCAACATCAGAATCACAGGCACGTCGTCACCCAAGCCGAACGATTCGTTGTAATAGAACTCGGTGGTCTTGCTCTCATGGTTGACCGCAGGTACACGGAAGTCACCCTCGTGCATCACAGTCATGTCCATGTACACCTTACGGTGGTTGGGGAATCGCTTGCCGATGGCATGGATTAAAGATGATTTGCCAGAACCGATGTGGCCTTCCACGATCGGGGTTACCTCCGTGCCTACAGCACAGATAAAGTCAACGGTTTCGTTGTATGACATAGTAGTTTGCATAATGTTTCCTTAGTTGGTTATTGAAGGGTTGATTCGTGTTTATCGAATAGGTCTTTGGCCGCAAGTGTGGCGTCGAAGCAAGCTTCGGTCGCACCCATCACGGTTTCTTTATCTGCGCCATGCTCCACAGCAATAGCGCACGTCATGCGCAGTAGCACGTTAAGCACAACGTCAGTACGCATGCCACCGCTTTGTGCAATGGTTTTGAACAGGGCTTCGTACAGATCATCGATCTCTGCGCGCATTTTGGGATCATCAGGTGGTTGTTGGTATTTCATATTAAATGTCCAATGAGAATTTATCTTTCAACTCATCCATCTTGGTAATGATGGAATTGCGCATCTCGGGTGACTCACGCAGGGATTTGATGTCCACGTTAGTCAGAGATAGTTCAAGGGCACGGCGTGCCGCTTCCAAATCAATGTCATCCAAGATGTTCAATGACTTCAAGGTACTACACAAACCCAATGCGTTGTCGAGCATGGATTGGTACAGCTTCTGTGGCTTGCCGTCTTCCTTGGTAATCATCTTATCTCGGATGTGTTGCACCTCTTCGTACAACCTATCCCAAGGCTCTTGCATGGCCTCTCGCATACGGGTAGTTGTGGCCGCTTCGAACTTGGCTTTGAGTTGCTCAGCCGCTTCCGCAGGGATGTCCACACGGAAGTCACCCGCTTCAGGCACAGGGGTGAAATGATACCGCAGGCCAAACTTATGCTCGATGGCTTCCACAGTTGGATACTCGACAGGGTCAAACAACTTACCAAGCTTGAACGCCTGAGAAGAAATCTTGACCCCGTAGTTGGTCACAAACTGCTGAACCAGCCGATCAAATTCTTTCTCGTGTTCACCCAGATCATGGGAGATGTCAAAGAAAGCTTTGGTGGGTACAAGCCGTGTGCCTGAGTCAGACCACGGCAGGGTAACTGAGTACAACCACGTACGCACCTTGCCAGCGTGTGAATTGATTGCCTCCAGATCAGCGTCACCTACAAACAGTGACTTGTAAACCGAAGCAGCTTTACTGGATCGGGTGTTCTTTGCAAGGTTGACCTCTTCGGCTGTGACCTTGTCTTGCTTGCGCCCTGTGTATACAGAGATGTTCATGTCAAGCAACATTGCAGATGATGATAGTGATTTGTGTTTCATAACAGTTTCGTTAAAGATGTTTCCTACCAGTAGGAAAAAATTAAGTTGAAGGGGTGGTGAGACGCTCTACCTTGCGCACAGAAATCCAGTTGTTACCGAGGTAACGAACCGAACGAACCCATGCACGGATGTTGTGTCGTTGAACGTGCGGGGGGACAAACTCCACGCACCAAAGTTTGCGAGCCAATTTAAGTTTGGTTGTGTTCATGAAAGGCCACCAGTTTTTAAGCCATGCGCAGGACTTCGAGGCACCCTGTCTTGTCGTTGCGCATAGTTTTGTAGTTGCCGTTACCCCACAGCCTAGCTGAAGCGGAAGCACCCGAGCCTTGGATCTCATCCATATCTGCGCCACTGGGCACAGGTATCACAGCCACGTCACCTATCCCCAAGTGCTGAATGAAAGGCAGAATGTAGTTATTCAAGAACCCATGAGGATGACGTGATTGCGCACGCACCTTGCGTTGTGGTTTGTCATCGGGTACGTGCAGTTTGAGATCACCTTGAATGATCTGCTCACCCGTAGGTAACACGATGATGTATTGCGCACGAATAGCGTTGAGCAAACGTGCGGCGTCTCTAGCGGTTTTGGTAATAATATCCATGATAGTTTATGGTTTCCGTTTAGTTTCAAAAAGATTGATAGTTAAGTTTCTGACTTAACAAGGTTAAGTATACATGATAAAGGTCGTTGTGTCAAATTGTGTTTGTAGTATCTACA